AGCCCTTCCCTGCGAAGTTCACTCCCGAGATGGAGTTTTACGCCGGAGAGGACCCTGGTCACAGCTCAGGCGCAATGGTCTACATCTACTTCGCCAGCCAAATCGAGGACCGCATCGCTCTCGGTGGTACGCACTCCGGTCGCAAATCCGTCGAGTACGAAGTCGTGCTGGACTGTTTCATGCGATCGACGCACCGCAAGTCCGAGGACGCCGGAGCCGACAGTGAAGCCTTCCTCGACTCGCTGGTCAACGCCATACGTGCCGACCGCAACGCAGGCAACGCGCAAATCATCTTCCAGTGGGGTGAGGGAACCTTCCCTGGCTCGCCGGACATCAACGTCACGTCTTACTACCCACGCTCGCTCGCTGGGTCCGCAATGACCACCCAGACCTACTCGCAAATCCGCGTGACGGTTGTCGAAATCATCAACGCTTAAGGAGCACTCATGGCTATCTACAAGTTCATCGGCGAAACGCCCCTCGTTTTCACATGGGCTCAGAATCCCGACGGTTCGACTCTGCTCGCTGAGCCTGGCGAATCCTACGAATTGCTCGTGGACCCCAAATCTGAACTTCTGGTCGCAATTGCTGACGCTGTGGCTTCAGTTGCAAGCGTCCCAGAAGCCCCTCAGAGCGCCCCAGAAGCCCCTGTAGCGCCGTCTAACTAGTCCGCAGTACAAACCCCTACCAATAAGGAGAACAGCCTCATGGCTTTCATGTCCGCCAATAGTTACCTCGGGCTCGCGCTCGAGACCAGCAAAGGAACCGCCGCTTCCGGAACCTTCACCTACATTCCGGTGTCGGCTCCGCAGGTCACTCCGGTGCTGGCGTGGCTCCGTGATGAGGCCCTGCGTGGATCGCCGGTCGCTCTCTACGACCAAATTCCTGGAGTGCGTCACGATGAAATCGACTTCAAGACGTTTATGTACGCAGACTCGTTCCCCTTGTTGCTCATCTCGGTTCTCGGACCCGACGTAGCGACCGGTTCGACCATTTACACCCACACAATCGGACTTCAGAACAACTCCACTGGCTCACAGCCTGCCTCGGTGACCGTCAACTCTTTCGACGGTGGAAACGCCTTCCAAATCTCTGGTGCTCAAGCTCAGTCCCTCGACGTGACCTTCGGTGCTGACAAGGCCGTCGAAGCGACCATCAAGTACCTCGGACAGCCGTGGACCACTCCGACCCCTAGCAACTCACCTGGAACGGAAGCGCTCATTCCAGGCTGGAACACCGCCATCACCATCGGCTCGACAAACCAGGGTGGTGGCACAAGCCCCACCGCCAACTGGACGAACATCATGGATGGCAACATCAAGATTGACCGCAAGACGGCTCCCATCTTCACCGCCGGAACGCAGGGTCCCCACACGACCTTCGCCGGACCGTGCGACGTGAGTGGTGCTTTCACGGTGGTGGTCGAAGCCAGCGATCCGTTCTCTATCGGTGGGAGCGCCTACGCCCTTTATCGAGCCGGTGCTAATATCCCGATGACGCTGACCTTCACGGACCCTGCCGATATCACTTCAGCCACGAACCACTCGGTCAAGTACCAGATGAGCGACGTGCAGTTCCACGATGTCAAGCGCTCGGTCGGCAAGGACTACGTTGAACTCACGGTAACATTCGACGCACAGGCCAACACGACGGACGCCGCCAACGGTGGTTACTCACCAGTGAAGGCAATCGTCAAGAACGCCACTTCCAGTTACGTCGCTTCTTAATCCAACCAACAAAGGGAACCATGCCAGCAATCGAACTACCAAACGGACAGTCAGCGATCCTATTCAGCAAGGACGAAATCAGCGAGCGCACAGCTCGTCGAATCTCCGGCTCGTACCTGAAAGCCGCGGCAATCGGTGGCAAAATGGTCGAAGAAAATGTTGACCTATCGGACTCCCAGCAGGTAGTCAATGCAATGGCCCACATGACCGACGAAGAACGCGCCGACCTGAGTGGTTTCGACGCTGCCGTCATTGTTGGCATGGTTCGCTCGTGGACGCTGGGTGACCTGCCGACCGCCGAGACCGTCCTCGACTTGCCTCAGAACATCTTCCGAGCGCTGGCAAAGGCTTCCTCGGACGAGTTCAACCGTGTCGAGGAGTTCGGCCCAGACGGAGCCATCGACCCAAAAGCGCCTACCGGCGTCTAGGTCGGTTACGCAACGTCCTCAGGGGTGATGCCGGCGAGGACATGGACTACGCCCTGGCGAAGATGGTTCAGGAATACGAGTACCGTCAACTGTTCCACATCACCCATGACCAGTACCTCGACGAACCGTCATCGCTAATCAGGTGGATGATTGCCATCAACAAAACATTCAGAGAGGCCGCTAATGGGTGACCTGAAAATTATCGTTAAAGGCGTGACCGGCGTCAATGAAGGGTTGCTAAGAATTGTTGCCAACGTGGATCGAGCCAACGAGCGCATCGTCCGCAAGGGTGGAACCGTCATCGCTCGCAACGCCAAGAAGGAGTTCTTGCCTCGACGCCGCGGGTCTATGCACACGAGCAAATCCGGCAGGGTGTACTACACCTCGAAGCCACCTTACGCTCCGAAGTTCCCCACGCCGACCAGTCGTTCCGGCAACCTGCGCGACTCCATCACCACCGAGACTCGACGAGTCGGTCCTGGCATATGGATGAGTACCACCGGACCCACGATGATTTACGGTCGCAGGGTCGAACTGGGCGGAGGGAAGAACCGAGCGTTCCCCTACCTCGCACCTGGCTTTAAGAAGTCCAAAGAAGAGCTCGAAGTAATCTACAAAAAGGAGTGGGCTGAGGCCCTGGCATAATGGCTGATTTCCTTCCCCCTGTAGTCGTAGAACTTCTGGCCGACGGTCGCGAGTTCAAGAAAACCTTCACCGAAGCAGGCGTCAAGGTCAAAGAGTTCCAAGCGGAAACAACTGGACTCGGCTCGGCTATGGGCGCACTCGGCAAGAGCGCAGCCATCGGAATCGGCGTGGTCGCTGTAGGTGCTCTCGCTGCTGGTGTCAAGATGGCTATGGAATATTCCAAGTCCCTTGAAGCCATCAAGAACCAATCCGGCGCAACCAAAGCGGAAGTCGACCGCCTCAAGACGCAGATACTCGCCACGTCCTCGGCAGTTGCAATCTCGAACGCCGAAGTAGCAAGCGCTTACCTCCAGGTCGAAAAGGCTGGCTACCGCGCAGCCAAAGCCGACGATGCTGTCACCGCAGCCGGACAAGCCGCATGGATCACTGGTGGCAAAATCGCCGACATCACCAAGACCATCATTTCTGTCCAAACCCTTCAGTCCGCAAAAGGGATGGACGTGGCGTCGGTCACCGACCTCATCGTCAACGCCAACAAGTCGCACATCGGTTCACTCGACACCCTGACCGCAGCTCTTTCGGGCAAGGTCGGCGCAGCTCTCGCCATGCACAACGTCGGATTGACGGAGTCGCTGGCAGTCACCGACGAACTGTCGAAGGCTGGCTACGCCAACTCTCGAGCGATGGTGTCATTCGCCAACGCCATCGGCAAGGCGCAGGATCCGACCAAAGCGCAACTTCAGCAGATGCAGGCGTTGCACATCAGTTCGACCAACCTCAAGACCCTGCTTGCCCAGCCGAACGGCCTCATCGCTGCCGTCAATTACCTCGGGCAAGTCTCGCGCACCACCGGAGAATCGGCTGGACAACTCGCTACCGCCGTGTTCGGACCTTCTGCCGCTAGTGGTGCTGCCGTCCTTATCAAGAACGCGCAAGAAGTAGCCAAGACCTACACCGCCCTCGGTGGCTCAGCGAAAGACCTCAAGGCTCAGTTCGCCGACATTCAAGGGACCACCGAGTTCAAGATGGCGAAACTCACGACCGACCTACACAACGCCCTGACGCAACTCGGGCTGACTGCGCTTCCCCTCGTCACCAAAGCAGTCGATGGGTTAGACAAAGCCCTGCTCGCCACCGAGTCATTCTTCAAATCTGGCGCTGGAGCCGCTCTAGTCCAGGCAGTCACCGGCAAGGGCAAGGGCGGACGACTAGGCGCAGCCGAAACACTTCTCGGAGATGCTTCCAAAAACAACCCGTTAGGATTCGCGCTGCAAACCGTTCTCGGACCCCTAAGTTCGTTGCTTCCGACCGTCGGGCCGTTGTCGAAAAAGGGTCCTATGGCTGACTTCGAGAGACAGTTGGCCGGTGGATTCGGTCAACTTCCGCTTCTTGTCAAGGATCTAACTTCGCTCATCAACGGAAGTTCGAGCAACAAACTACGCAAGATTACTGGCGTTCCGGTCACCGTCAACATTCGACCAGGTAAGTAACGATGCCCGACGCCTACATTCCCGATTCAATCGACGCGCTGAACATCAACATCGACATCAACGCCATAGCCTCGGCCCTGCTCGCCAACCCTGGCTTCATTGACGCTGTCACTCGCAAGGTACGCACCGA